TAGACCTGAGCATTATGAAAGACCACTGCATTACCAGATACCCTTGCATTGCCACAAATCTCTGCATTATCAGAGACCCATGCATACCCAGAGACCACTGCATCCCCATAGACCTTTGCATCCCCAGAGACCACTGCGTTCCAAGAGACCACTGCATTATGAGAGACCACTGCATCCCCATAGACCTTTGCATCCCCAGAGACCACTGCGTTCCCAGAGACCACTGCATCCCCAGAGACCACTGCATTTCTAAAGACCTTTGCATTCCCAGAGAGCCAGCAATTGCCTTCCTGATCCAAGTTCTTCTCGGACTCAATGAATCCACCAAGCTCACCCCTCTTGACGTTACTGAAATCCTTCAGGGCACGAATGCGCTTCAGATTCTTGTTATTCGGGTGAGTTTCGTTTGTGATTTCGTATTTTCTCATATCAGTAAAGTGTATTGACTGGAGACTCATCCTTGATGCAGTTAAGCTGAACAGACTCAGCACGAAGTCGATCCTTGAGATTACCGGAGACGAGCTTGGCTAGATCTTCTGGTTCAATCTCATGATCGTCGCAGACCTGCATCAGTGCCTCCATGTAAGTCAACTTATCTCTCTGGACATGCAGCAGCACTTCACCGATTAGCCTATTTTGATTGATACCGATTTCCATTTCAATATCCAGCTTCGTTTGAATTTCTTGTAGATTACGCATTACAGTTTACGGGTTGCCACGACACGGTGCAGGATACAATGTCCATTGATCCGTCCATTGGCTTTCTTTTTCTTTGTGGTTAGTTTTTCAATGATCTTTTCGATTTGTTTTGGTGTCTTGGTGTTAACCGCAGTAAGGATCTCCTCTGGCTTTCTTAGAGTGATAGTGTAGCTCAAGGCTTCATCATAGTTCTTCATCGAGGAACCCTTGATAGCGAATCCTTCAGGTGAAGCTGAGTGATAGACGCTCAGTGCCTTGTATCGGGCATTGAAGACGTATAGGTGTTGTGAGCCAGGGATGGTCACAGGGTTGATTGAACTCAACTTGAAGTCCTTATCCTCCGCTGCGTAAGACAGAGCCTTCACCTGACGATCTGCGCTCTGGACACGCTTCTTGCGAGGCTTGCGTGCCTTAGTGGGTTTCGCCCATGAATTGACCTGCCTGAACATCCCCTGAAGAGCCTTGATGCGATTCTTGAGTGCTGACTTTGAGAGATACGAGAATCCCTCTACCAGTTGATCATCAGACTTGTCATAGGCTTGCCAATACTCATCGTGGTAATTCTTGATCCATTCTTGAATCGGTCGATGATACTCCTTCTCGACATTGATTTCATTCAATGCCGCAGTGATATCAAATTCACGAATCTTACCAGTAGTCTTGACTGTCCATGAGTCAATAAGTGCCTCAAGGTCGGTGATAAGAGACTGGACCTTCTCCCTTGAGCGTTGAGGGATTCTTGCCCTTGCAATCTCAATAGGAGAAGGTCCAGTCTTCTTTGGTGATGCAGCAACAGGACGAACTTTTCTCAGGAGAAGGTCAATCAACTTCCTGACCTTTTCCTGAACAGGCGCACCTTGTGTTGCCATTCGTGCAAGTCCCCCAACATGAGAATAAACTTCATCTTGAGGATAGTTGCTAGTCAGGAGAGATGCCTTTTCTGAACCATACTGGGAATCTGAAACCATGTATTCATGAAGCACATAAAGAAAGTCCGGTTTCTCAAGATAGTAATTGTAGAAACTGAATGCCTTGGCGAGATACAATTCAAGGTCAGTTGTATTGGAGTCCCATACTGGTTCTTCACCAGTGAATGCGGAATCGATTGCCTTGATTCGACCGTTGCGAAGGAATGCTTTTGTGCGTTTCATAATATAGATGGTATTCTGTTATCTCTTACCGGGAGGCAGGGAAGAACCAAGATCCCCGTTGCTGGTGACCGCCAGCCTCACGACAGGCATGGTTGACGACCGATTTAGAAACCTTGAAGTTGGTCCCGGATCGCCGAAGTTCTTGTTGCACGTTATCTACAGTCGCCGTGGGATCATGAGCGATGATTTTGACGATCGCCGCATCTCGAGCATCCCGATCTGCACCAGTGAGTCGCGGGACGCCAGCGTTCCTTTTGCGACCATGGGAGATGTGTTTGTTTTTGCTCTTGTGACATGTTGAGCGGTCCGAAGATGTTTCAGGAGCTCGGTTGGTGGCGAATAGCAAGTCTCGAAGAGTTTTGCGGTCGCCTTCGATTTCCATTCCGTTTACTTTGATCTTCATTTGTTGCTGTGTTTGGTTTGGTTAGATTACAGAGTGGTCCCCATGAGGCTCAGTTCATCAGCGATGTCCGCGTCAGTCGCATAGAAAGTCCCCTCAATAACAGGGTCATTGGTCGTCACAACCTCAGTTTTCTTGGCTGGTGCCTTCTTGCTCTTGGTTTTCTTGACAACAGGGGCGACGGCTTTTCGACCACGTTTGCCCGAACCCAGACCGTTTTCAACAGCAGCGAGCATGACAGCGACATCATACGTCTTGTTGCCGACCTTGGCACCAGCAACCTTGAAGACTCGCATGTAGTCTTTCTTGTCGACTCCAGCTGCAGCAGCTTGCTTCTTGAATTCGATGGGTGGACAGATCGTAGGAGTATTGAAGGACTTCAGGATCTTGGCGAGTTTTGTATTGGCTTCAGTCAGTTTCATAGTATTTGTTTTGTTTGTTTTGTTTGTGTGTTTCTATTTACGAGAGAGATTCTAAGGCAGAGTGGAAAAAAGACAAGGCTTTTTTTGATAAAAATTACAGCTTGAAAAAACGGTGATTTCCGATGGTTTTCACCGCCTTTTTGCCTTTGCTCCAGTAGGGTTTCACTGAATGGGTGTGATAGTGATTGGCGTATCCCACATAGGAACGGTCAAGGTTCATGATGTTCTTGGCGAGCATCTTGGCATACTTTGCTTGGGGAAGATTCAAGAGGCGACCAAGCTTTCCCTTCTGGGGATCATTGGGATTCCAGCAGGAGAACTGCCACTTCTGTGTGCAAACCTTAGCGGCACTGATCTTTCGCTCAATCGCTCTTTGAGAGATAACACAAGCGACGGCATACATACCGGATTCACCCTCTCCACGGGCTTCAGCAAGAATGGTGATTGCCACCGTCTCTTCAGGAGTGAAGGCATGGGATTTAAAAATCGGGAAGCACATGATAAGGGCGAGAAGAAGTTTTTTCATGTTTCGCATTACAGTAAAAGAGTAATCTACTTTTGTATTCCTGTCAAGCCTCCATCGCTTCATAGCGATGAAAGATTTCGCGAGCAGCAGCCCACGCTTCGTCGTAGGTAGGGAACGTGGCGGACAGAATTCCGGTGACGAGATTGAAGACGAGGAACGAGTCGCCGTCCTGCTCGATCTCCGCATAGGGAGAAATTGAAGTATTGAAGTAAGTTATCGTATGCTTAACCATGAGAACATACTAGTTCAAAGTCCCGGATCCGACAACCCCTAAAAGCACTTTTTTTGAACTTTTTTTGCCCTAAAAACTACCGTTTTTAACGATAAAGTGGACGGATTTCAGGATTTCTTCAAATTTATCCAAAAAAATCATGTTTGGACCGTCTGAAGGAGCCTCATTGGGGGCTGGGTGAACCTCGAAAAAGAAGTCAGTCACCCCAACTGCTGCTGCTGCCCTTGCCATTCCCGGTGCATACTCGCGATTCCCTGAACTAGTGGTTCCATTGCCACCCGGTTTCTGAACACTGTGAGTTGCATCAAAGACAATTGGGCAATCGTAGTTCTGAAGCATGTATTGAATACCAGCATAATCCACCACCAGATTGTTGTATCCAAACGAAGAGCCTCTTTCAGTAATCCAAACCTCCTTTGCAATCTTTGTCTTGGTGAGGATACCGCGAACATCTTGTGGTGAGAGAAATTGTCCCTTCTTGATGTTCACGATCTTCTGACTCCATGATGCCTCAACAATCAAGTCAGTCTGTCGGCAAAGGAAAGCAGGAATCTGAATTACATCTACCACAGAACTCGCTACCAGACGAGACTCTTCAATACTATGAACATCAGTGAGTATCTTGACACCAAGTTCTTTTTTGATTTCACCAAAGTCACTCAGAGTCTTTTTGATGCCAACTCCCCTTGGTGAATCAAGACTGGTTCTGTTTGCCTTGTCATAGCTTGCCTTGAAGAAGTAATCGCAATCAAACTTTTCGCATATGCGTTTGCACTCCTCTGCAATCTCAAGACTCATCTCCAGAGTCTCGTGCTGACATGGTCCGGCAATGACTCGCATCAAGATACAATTCCCTGAAGGTGCTTACGAAACTGCTGAATCTTCTCCTTGCGATCTGCCCAATAGATGTAAGGCTTCGTGGGATTCTTTTCAAGATTCGCCAAGAGTGGCAGTATTGCCTTATGGAGTTTCTCAAGTTTCTCCTTAGTCTCTTGAAGTTCATCAGCAGTCTGGGATGCGCTTTGGACTATATCCAATTCATCCTCATCCATTGCCGTGAAACCGAAATCAAAAAAGTCTTTGTCTGACATATTACGCTACCTTTTCTACTTTAATATCATCATGGTGAAGGAAGATCGACTTCCCTTTGGATTTGAATTTATGAGTTATCTTGGCAAACGTATGAACCCAACTTTTCAACATCTTCTGCCTTGGGTTCGAACCATCAATCTTACCCTTTGAATCTGATTCAACTGTCCCGTGAGTCAGAGAATCAAAACCCCAAAGGTGAAGTTCAGTGTAATTCTCTTCAGCATGTCCTAGAAGGTAGATGATTCCATCGTGCCCAGAGTTTCTTGTTCGAACCGAATCAGGAATCCATCGTAAGGTCGATTTATCAATCAATCCTTTTATCACCAAAGGTTTCACCATTGCTTCATATTTGATTCTTGCAATGAGAGGATCTTGAAGTTTGGTGTTATGATTCTGCATGTGCCTAAGAGGTCTCTTGTCATGTATGAATACACCCTTGTGCTTTATACCCTCTGTCCCAAAGTTGCAACCATACACATCACCAACAGGCTCATTCCGAAAGAACTTCTTGGAAGGACCATTACCAATCAAATGTGCGATTCTTTTTTCTGGCATAAATAAAGAAGTATTTATTATGTATATAGTGATGTCATGACTACACTAACAATACAAACGAAAGCAAAGTAATATGGAAACTGTAATTCAATTCTTGACTGAAAAGGGGTGGTTTGAATATGTCACCGCTGCCGTCACGATTGCTTCCGTTATCGCCAGTGTCACACCTACACCAAAGGAAGGCACTATCTGGGCAAAGGTCTACAAGGGTATTGACTGGTTGGCGATTAACGTAGGTAAAGCCAAGGAAACCGGAGTAAAGCCCGTTGAGGCTCCTGCTCCAAAGGAAAAGAAGAAGAAGGGTTGATTACTTCTTCTTCTTAGGGGATAATTCCGCACTGCTTTTAGTGGTGCGGAATTTTTCATATTCTTGCTGATACACCGGAAACAGTAGATTCTCCAATGCTCTGACGATTGCCTCTTCTTTCTGATCGTCATCAATCATGTATGCAATACCACTCATATCAAAAGCAGCATGAATACATTCATGCATCAGAGTATCAAATGCTTGTTCATCAGTCAGAGTATTGCGAATCTTGATTACCTTGTCTTCCAACTCATACAAACCATACTCACTTATCTTGCAGTATTTGATTTGAAAATCGACACCAGCAACAGATATTGATGATGGTCGGTATTTCACTTGTTGTAAACCTTCCGCTCAAGTTGGCGAAAGCGTTTATCAGAATGCCAGATTTCATCGGTCTGTGCTTGGTAGATTCCCTCCACTGTCTGAACCTTTGTCCCCGCCTTGAGATGCAACGTAGGTGGCTGCCAAAGATTCAAATTGTTCACGTTCGGTGAGGAGTTGGTCGCGCAGGAGGTCAGCACGAAGGGCATCATTGCTGTTGCCAGAAGAACGGTATTTTTCAATTTCATTAATGAGTCCTTTCTCTCTTTCACGGTGGTCGTCGATTAGGTCACGATAAAATGCCTTGTTCTTGAACGCAAGGTAGAGTTCAAGCGATTTCAAGACTGATTTGATAAGTCCGAATATCATATGGTTTTATTTATCCTATCCACGGCTCCATCTATAGCATAAAGAACACTATCGAATCCACCTGACCCAAGCCCACCAAGATTAGATTGATTCCAAGGCTGTGGAAAGGTAACACCAATCCCACCATGCTCATAGAACTTTTCAATCTTAGGATCTGTATCATCAATCAGAATGGTCTGAGGATTGGCACAGAAATACTTTTCCCTTGTGAAGATTCGCTTCACCTTGGGAAAGTAACAGTCAAGCCACATACTCTTTCCCACAACACATAGTGGATTTCTTGATGGTGCAGTGCAGAATGCAATGTTCTCAATACCTACAAGGTTCTCACAGTGCTCAATGAGTTCATCTGCCCATTCAAACTTATCGAGGTCATACCAGAAATCTACATTATCAGTGACCTTCCAGAATTCATCTGTAGTAATACCCCATGCCTCTTCAATCTGGTATCCAGTGAATCCCTTCTCATAAGGGTTTTCTCTATTGTGTGCCTTGCAGATTCCACCAACGAAATCAGCAACCACACCATCCATGTCAATGAGTATTTTCGCTTTGTTTTTCATAATCAGTTAAACATAAAGTGTTCCCATTCATCTCGGCAATCAATGCCAAGTCTTTGTAGTCTAAAGTTCAAATCCACTAGTGTTCTGGCACGAACCTCTTTACCCAGAGCATTCATGAAGGGATACTTGTGCCCCTTGTCCCGATTGCATCGTTTACATGCCAGAACCAAATTAAAGTCATCATTTGAACCACCCTTGCACTTTGGATATGCATGGTCCTTTGTTGCCTGATCAAAGGGAATCTTCTTCAGGCAATACTGACAGACTGCATCATACAAGACATAGAGTTGCTTTCTTGTCGGCTGAGTGTTCTTCTTGAACTGAGGCATCTTGCTGTATGAAGGTATCAGAAGAATTGTGGGGACATACCAATTGTGCCGTACGGAACTCATGTAGGGTTGGTCATCATGCATATTCAGAGAATGATTCCAGTCATCCCACTGGAGTGCATTGAAATCTTTATCCATACCTTTGCCACTAAACTTCATCATATGCCGTATCACATTTCGTGCTGTAAAGAATCCTATTGGTGCATAGGTTGAATTCAGAACAAGGGTTGTCTTTCGATGTGGTTCAACTTTCACAAATTATATATGAAAGATGCGAACAGAAAAAGGATAAAGACAATACCAAGAATGTCATCAATGTCTCTCGTTTCTTCTTGTGTGTGCTTGTTTTTCATTTTTTTATTGATGCAAGAACCAATCCAATGTTTGCCATGGCATAAGACATCCAGACTATAGACCAAGGATAGTTCTTCTTTATGAGATAATATATTCCTGTTAATGCATACACAACAGCGACCGATCCGGGGAGGTAAATTGTAAACAGTTTATCAGTCATAAAGTATATGGTACACCTGACTGGATTCGAACCAGTGACCGACTGCTTAGAAGGCAGTTGCTCTATCCAACTGAGCTACAGGTGCTTTGTTTATTCTATTATAGTGGATTTAATTTTTGAAATCAAGAGATGATTTCCTTGAGAACCCTACCATCCTTAATGATTTCAATTGGACGGTTACCAGAGGTCATGAGCCGCTTCTCGGGATTGATACCCATAAGGTGATACAGAGTTGCTCCGTAATCAGCAGGGGTAACTAGATCTTCCTCTGGTTCGCTGCCAGTCATATCAGGTTTGCCATAGACAAATCCTCTCTTGACTCCACCACCAGCAAGTGCAATTCCAAAAAGCTTTGCCCAATGGTCACGACCAGCAGTTCGATTAATCTTTGGGGTGCGACCAAATTCAGAAGTCACGACCACCAGAGTTTCATCAAGCATACCCCGTTCATCAAGGTCGCGAATCAGTGCAGCATATGCTTTATCGAATTCAGGTTGCCATCTTGTGATTCCAGCCTCAATGCCATCGTGCATATCCCAACTCCCAAAGGTAACAGTGACATACCTTACTCCAGCTTCGACCAGACGACGAGAAAGAAGGAAACGAGAACCAGCAGCACCAGTTCCATAATTCTCTCGGGTCTTTGAATTCTCTGTCTTGAGGTCGAATGCTGCTCTTGCAGTTTCACTTGAAATCAGGTCATATGCCTGAGAGTAGAACTTGTCAACACCACTCATGACATCTGCCTTTTCTAGATTTGAAAAGTGATTGTCCACAATCGAGCGCATTGACCTGCGCTTGGCAAATCGATTGGTATCTACACCAGATGGTAGCCCAAGGTCTCTTACCTGAAAGTCACCAGATTCTGGATTTGAACCAAGCCCAAAGGGACCAAATGCAGTTGAGAGATAACCAGATCCACCATAATCATTTGCCTTGTTCGGAATTGCCACATATGGTGGAATGTTGTTTCTTCCACCCAATTCATGTGCAACCACTGAACCAATACTAGGATATATGAGTGCTGGAGATGGGCGATATCCAGTCATCATGTTGTGCGTTCCTCTTTCATGTGCTGCTTCACCATGAGACATTGATTGAATCACGGTAATCTTGTCAGCAATCTTTGCAGTCTCACTTAGATTCTGTGAGAGTCTCAATCCAGCGACATTGGTATTCACTACACCCAAGGGACCACGATATTCAAGTGGAGCATCAGGAATTGGAATCCAGCTTTCCTGATGTGCCATGCCACCAGGAAGGAATATCTGAATCACACTCTTGGCACGAACCTTGAGATTTGACTCTGCTTGTGCCTTGAGAATAGATCCCATTGAGAGACCCATCACGGAACCATTAAAAAGAAACGATCTTCTATTCATCATAGTATTAGGCGATAATGCCTTTCTGGACTTCTCCATGAACATCAGTCAGACGAAAGTCTCGACCATTGTAGCGATAAGTGAATTCCTTGAAGTCAAACCCAAGAAGTGTAAGGACTGTGGCATGAAGGTCGTGGACATGGCATGGATTTTCAACTGCCTTGTATCCAAGTTCATCAGTTGCTCCATATGCAGTCCCACCCTTGACACCACCACCGATCAGGGCAGTGGAGAATCCAGTGTGTTGATGAGCACGACCAAAATAACCATTACGACCAGCACCATCACGATGAGGTGTTCTTCCAAATTCACCACCAAGAATGATAAGAGTATCATGGAGCATTCCACGTTGCTTGAGGTCATCAATCAATGCAGTCAAGGGACCATCGATACCCTTCGCTCTTACTGTCAATGAAGTAAAGAGATTGTCATGCATATCCCAACCTCCGTTCCATGCCTGCACAAAACGAACACCACGTTCAAGAAGTCTCCGGGCGATAAGAAACTGCTTGCCTGTATCTGTGTTTCCATAAGTATCCCTTACTTTCTTTTCTTCCTTACTTACATCAAATGCCTCTGTTGCTTCAATTTGCATATTGTATGCAATCTCGTATGACTTGATTCTGTTCTCCAATTCAATATCTTTACCATTCAACTGCGAGTGTATGGTATTCATCTTAGCAAGGAGATCAAGTTTTCTTCTCTGTTCCTGAAGTGTTCCGTTTGTCTTGATGTTGGCAATCATTTGATTCACATCACGCAAACGAGTATCGATTGGAGTTCCCTGATAGAGACCGGGAAGAAAGGCAGACTGCATACTCTCTGTGTATCTCTGAGCACCACCGGGAGCAAGAGAAACAAAACCGGGGAGATTATCATTTGCCAAACCAAGACCATAGGATACCCATGAACCAAAGGAAGGGCGAGGTAATGAAATCTGTCCAGTATTGAACATACGAACACCAACATCATGCGCAGGAACATCTGTCATCATTGAACGAACTACACAGATATCATCAGCATGTTTTTGCAATTGAGGAAAGCAAGAAGACATCAAGAGACCAGACTGACCACAAGGAGTAAACTCAAAATCAGTGGCATGACCAAGACGATTGCCGTTGATCTTTTTGCCATCAAACTTTTCGAGTTCTGGTTTGTAATCCCACATATCCAGATGTGTTGATGCACCTTGTAGGAAGATGTGTAGAATTCTCTTTGCTTTTCCTTGAGGTGCAACTGCCTGTGCGTTCTCATTGAACATTGTGCTTGCAGCGATCGCACCAAGACCCATACCTGTTGAACGCAGAAATTCTCTACGGGAGGATGGAAGTGGTTTGATATTAGAGCATGTATTCATATTAGTTAATATACATCGTCTCGTTTGACATCACCATGACATGAATGAATTGTTCAAATGGAGAGTATGTATCTTGTGGGGTTGATTGAATGAACTTGATTGCAAGCTTGGTTTCCATATCGGTTGGATTCCTTTGCAGGAGCAATTGATAGATTGCTTGTATCTTTCCCGGTTCATCGATTACCTTATCGAATCTGCTTGCGATTTCTTTCACTTTCACCATCATCATCGAATTATTTAACATGAACAAAGACTGTTGTGGAACGGATGACCGAAATCTCTTTCCTGTTGGGAGGTTTGGATCAGCCATATCGAAATTGGATAGAATCTCTGGAAGACGACGACGATCAATCTCACCAAAGATAGAACGAGCATTGGGGTATGGTGAATTAAACAGTTTGACTGGTCCTCCATGTGCCTTTTCAAAATTACCACCATTGGCAAAGAAGAAGAGTGAATCACGAATACCTTCAAACTCAAGGCGTCGAATATTCTGACGGTGCAAGAAGATGTTACCGGGGTCTTTGAGTTCCATCTTTCCATCTGCCTTACTTGATTGACGATATGTGCGACTTGTGACAATCAGACGATGCAACCTCTTGATGCTCCAGTTATTCTCCCTCAGATAATTTGAAAGAAATTCTAGTAGTTCTGGATGACTTGGGTCTTCTGCCTGAATCCCAAAGTCATCTGGTGTATCCACAAAACCACGACCAAAGTGGTGCATCCAAATTCGATTTACAAAGGAACGTGTGGAGAGTGGATGTTCAATAATTGAATTTGCAAGTTCAAGTCTACCTGAAGTCTTGTCAGGATACTTTCCTCCATCTGGATCAAGGTATTCAATGAAAGAACGTGGGGCAGAATCACCAAGTTTTCTTGCATTTCCCAAAAGGAAGATACGAGAAGTCACTGGGCGATTCTCTGTAATCACCATACTACGTGGAGGCGTCACACTGCTTGCCCACTCATGGTCAATGAGTTTGGCGGTAACACGTTGAAGACCTCTTTGATATTGAGTCCTCTCGCGGTTGTTTAGAATCCTCCAGAAATTCTCAATATCACCAAGGTCACACGGACCTTTATCCTTGAATAGAATCTTATCAGCCTTCTTTTGAAGAGACGATAATGGCTTCTTATTGATCTTCTTTTCATAAGTTTCGTAGAAGAGTCTACCATACCATGCTGCAACCTGAACAGGAGTCTCTGCCTTTGCAAGACGAAGACCTCTCAGGATAATCTCATTAACCTTACGAATCTCTTTTTCTGATTTCTTTACTGATTTGCTTACTTTTACTAGTTGGTAAACTTTCCAGAAATCATCTTTGCTGTTCATTTCACGATTCCAGTTAGACATCATCCTACCAACAAGACCAGTCACCTTATCAACCTTATTAGTTCTGGAATACTGCCCCTTGGCTTCATTCGGTACCTCATTGTAATAGTTGTGTGTATGGACGATATACTGAATAGAACCTTTGCGGAAATGGTCATACCATCTTGAATACTCCTTGCGTTTATACACTTGGATATCAGAAGCCAACTTTTTCTTCTTGGTGATATACTCATTAAATCCATTTGAACCAGTTGTGTCTTCTGTCATTGGAAGCTCAAATTCATTCGGTTCACGCACTGAACGAAAGATTCCATGTAGTGCATAGTAATCCTTCTGACTGATTGGATCGAACTTATGATCATGACACCTCGCACAAGTAACAGTCAATGAAAGGAATCCCTTGGTGATGACATCGATGCGATCATCAATCACATCATTTGCATTATTGTCACGACGACCAATAGTGATGAACCCAAGCCCTCCTGTATCTGGTTTTGGAAGAAGGTCACCAGCAATCTGTTCCTGAATGAATCGATTGTAAGGCTTGTCTTCATGAAAGGAATCAATCACATAATCACGATATGACCATGCATAAACATAGCGAGGATCATCACGACGATTATTGGCACCGCCCTTGTAATCACTATAGCGAGCAACATCCAGCCAGTGTCTTGCCCATCTCTCTGCATATGCTCTGGATGAGAGAATCTCGTCTACGATTTTGTAATAATTCTTTCCACCATTTTCAAATTCAGAAACCTGAAGTGGTGTAGGTGGTAATCCAGTCATATCAAAGTAGAGACGACGAATCAATTCTCTCTTTGGTGCTTCAGGTGAAAAGAGTGCCCCACGTTTCTTGAGACCCTCGGCAATGAAGTTGTCAATAGGATTCTCTTGTTTGAAATTTGGAACTGTTGGAGTATATGCCTTCTGGAATGCCCAATGAGATTCCACCTCTTTACCCCAGCGAGAACCTGATGCATTGAAATTAGTGGGAAGTTTGGCACCATTCTTAATCCATGAAGCAAGGATGTTTCGATTTACTTTTCCAAGGTCTCTCTTTGGTGGCATATCACCAGAGACAATGGCGTTAAGCAGGACGTTGTCTTTGAGTGCTTTCTGAATGCCTTCCTTGGAGTCCAGTAATGTATCACCTTTGACTCTCTTTGCCTTGGATGAATGACACTCATAGCAGTTATTTGCGATAAGTGGACGAATTGCATTCTCAAAATCATCTGCACCAAAGACGAAACAAGCGGACAAGAATAGTATTGATAATACAAGTTTCATATACTATATTTATAAAAGCTTATTCTGTGAGTATTCGTCCTATGATTTGTTCTTTGTTGATGAAATAGTAATCGCTTATCTTACTGTTATCACCAAAGATAAGGTATTGATCGGGTTTCATCTCAAAGGTGAAATTTGTATTCAAGGGGGTGGGATAGTATAAGATATCTATGACTTCTTTACCATCTACTAGAATTACTGAATTTGAAATTGAAATTGTGGCAGGGTATCGGGCAATGACTCTCTTGATGACACGAACCATATCGCCATCCTCCACTATATCAGCAACAACAATATCACCAACATAGTAGTTGGGGCAATCCTTGCGAATCCATATGGTTTCCCATGACTTCAATGTTGGTTCCATACTCTTCCCAGATACCACAATGAAAGCAAAAAAGTGCTGGGAGAGATACCCCAGCACTGTTGTGATACCCAAGAGGGCAATGAGAAACCAGAATCTTACTCCATGCTTTCTCGACATTTTCTTTTGTCCAGTTGACGCCTTGCTTTTTTCGTATTCTTCTTGTATGCCTTCTCCTGACTGCGAGAAGTTGAAAAGGGAAGACCCTTTGATTTTGCTCTTACGAATTGCTATAACAGATGCTCCGATAATGGCAATTGCAATTCCCATCTTGAAGTATTGTTTCGATCATAAATGGTGGAGGCGGCGGGAGTCGAACCCGCGTCCAATACTACCTAGTATGCTCTTCTACACGTTTAGCTATATTTATCGAATCGAGGGAAGCTCAATAGCATTGCCTCTTCCCGATTTTGATCAGTTGACACGATTTCAGGTCATGCGCTCTACGTTGCAAGGACAGATCAACACCTTGCACCAGCAACCTCTGTTTTAGTAACAGATGATTCAGCGAGGTAATGAATCATCTGTCAGGTCATGCGACCACTTCTGCTTCGAAGCCAGCCAGAACAGCATCAGCATTGTTCATGATGGCAGCAGCTTCGTCAAGAAGACCGGCAATGTTATCTTCGCCATTTAGTTTTTTTAGTCGATTTTTAATGAGACCATTCGACCAACTCATACGTGCTTCTTCATTCGTCGGCAATACTGTCGAAACCAGTACGCCCCCATAAAACTTTATTTACACTAAAAATGGTCCGCGCAGAGAGATTCGAACTCCCGTTATTCCTGCTCCCAAAGCAGGTGCCATACCAAGCTAGGCGATGCGCGGTGAAAAATCTTTATTACGTTCTTTATGAGTTACTTTCTGTAAATTGGAGCATCGTGCGAGAATCGAACTCACAACCGAAGTTTGGAAGACTTCTATTTTACCATTAAACTAACGATGCTTGGCGGTTGGAGGGGGATTCGAACCCCCGGTACTCTTTCAAGTACGACAGTTTAGCAAACTGTTGCTTTAGACCACTCAGCCATCCAACCATACTTATATGGTAGACGGAATTTGAAAAAGATCAAGATTTAATTTACATAAATCAATTCATTACTCATAAACAGAAGTTGGATATATTGTTTCCATTTGTTGAATTCTTTTTCTTCTTTTTCAGACATATTTGTTGGATCAATTTCTTCTGCTTCAAAAAACCTTTTGGCAATCATCATGTCTTGGCTGTTAGGATTTCTTTGGTAAAATATGTTAAACAATGTTGTAATACGGGTTTCAAAGTCAATTGATCTGGCTACTCTGTAGTCATTGAACACTGCTTCGCAGTAGTTTTTCATATCATCAGAATTCATCAAATACAAGGCTTGTTTAGGAACTGTTGTTTCAAATCGCTTGCCAGTTGTCATTTCTGGGGTTGCAAAATCAAATGTAAGCAAAAGCTCTGGAAATCTACTTCTATCTATAGTTCCATAAATAGTTCTTCTATTATTGCCTTTTGCGAAAAGATCAATGTGCTGCTTGAATTTTCCTTCTTCTAATATTCCAGACACCGAAAGAATTGTATCTCTTAATCCTTCGAAATCTAAGCGTTGTAAATTGGCTCTATGGTAATACTCGTTATCTGGGTCGATATTATAGTATTTGGGACTTATTAAACTAGACTGCCTGTAAGTAGCGGACATTACTAATTTTTTAATAATATGTTTTTGTGACCATCCTTTTTCAATAAATTCAGCCGCCATCCAGTTTATTAAATTACTATGAACAGGGCGAGGAGTGTTCATTCCAAAGTCGTCTGGGGTCGCAACAAAGCTATTCCCCATGATTCTTTGCCAGATCCTGCTTACTGCGACTCTTGGTGTAAGTGGGTTTTTTGGATTTGCTATAGCCATAGCCAATTCAAGTCTTCCGCTTCCGTTGGTAAATATGTTTGAATTTACATTATTAAAAAATTCTATAAATCGCCTTTGAACAACTGCCCCTCTTTTTCTTGGGTCGCCATTTATCATCACACTGCTGTTTGAAGGTCTTTGTTTATCGTATATAGCCATCGCTCTTGGAGGAGTAGCAGGATCTGTCAGTTCGTGTGTTACAAGCTTGGCGATTTCTCTTCTTACCTCCCTGTCATAACGCATTGTTTTACCATTGTCGCTATAATATCTTTGGAAGTTATCCTTGTTCATATCCATCGGACCATTATTTGAGTAAATAGCATTACAAAAATCAATTAACCCTTCTGGAGCTTTGTCTTTTTTACCTTGAAATTTAAAATTTCTCTTTTGAGCTTCAATAATTACTTGTTGATAAATAACCGCCAAATCGTACATTGACCGTACTCTGCTTGTTTTGATTTTTGAATAAAGATAAGGGTTGATATTGTCTTTATTTGCTTCTAACATCTTCTTATATACTGCGCTAAAATCTTTCTTGACATTATACATTTTAGAGTATGGCAGAAAAACTGGGTGACTTACTTTGGTATTTTTATTATTTACCTTTTTATTGACAGTAAATTTTCTAGCTCGATCCCATCTTTGCATCATGCGGGGATTAAGAGAATTTGTTCTGATATAAGCTTGTTTGTTAGAGTTTACTACGTCTTGAAGAGCGTACGAGCTATACATCCACTTATATGTATTCGTTTGAAAGTCTTGAAACGCTTCAGAATATTTTTTTATTTTAAAGTTTTCTACATTTTGCTCTAAAGCGAGTTTTTTGGCGAAATAATTTTTATACTCTGGAGTTTCTGTTATAGTTAACAGAAGAGGCTTATCTTTATCGGTAGGCTCATAACTACTGTTTAGAATTCCATGAAGAGCGTAATAATCTTTGGTTGAAACGGGATCAAACTTATGATCATGGCATCTTGCACAAACAACAGTAGTAGCCATAAACCCTTTGGTGATAACATCAATGCGATCATCAATAATGTCGTTAGCGTTACCAGAGTTCTTTCCAAGAGTAAGAAACCCAAGAGCCGCTAGATTTTGTTTGGGAAGATTGGAAATCTTGTCGGCGGCAATTTGTTCAACGATGAACTGATTAAATGGTTTGTCGTTTTGAAAAGCGTCAATCACGTAATTTCTGTAAGTCCAAGAGTACGTGTATCTATTTTCCCTATTTCTATTTACGGAACCAGTAGTATCGCTATAACGTGAGGTATCAAACCAATATCTAGCCCATTTTTCTCCAAATGCGCGAGTCGAAAGTAAACGGTTGACAACTTTCTCATAAGCGTTTGAAGATTTATCGTTAACAAATTCATTTACTTCCTCTATGGTTGGCGGCAAACCCGTCAATGTATAATACACGCGACGAAGCAGAGTTTTTCTATCAGCTTCAATGGAAGGTAGGATGTTTTTAGATTTAGCTGTTAAAAAGATAAAAGAGTCTATTTCATTATTTATCCATTTGCTTTTCGTATTTGGCACCGAAGGTTTTACTAACGGTTCGTAAGCCCAATGTTTTTTAGCAGCAACTTCAGAAGCTGTAATTGTAGAAGTGGACGTTCTTGGATCATAAGCTCCCATTTTAACCCAAGTCTCAAAGTCTTTGATAATATTATCAGGAAGCTTTTCTTTTGGAGGCATACTTAAATCTTCATCAGTGTAGCGAATTGATTTGACAAGCAAGCTTTTATTCAAATCTTTTGGAACAATGGCTGGACCAGTATTGCCACCTTTTAAGGTGCCGTCCTTGGTATCTAATTTTAAACCACCTTTTATTTTTTTGCTTTTAGTACTATGGCATTTATAGCACTTTTCTACTAAAACGGGCCTGATCTTTGTTTCAAAAAATTTTATATCTTGGCTATTTTGCGCGTTGCAATCGTAAATGAAAAATATAAAAAAACAAATAAAAAACCATATTATCTTTTTCATATGAATAATTCCTTTAATGGTTCAGAGTCTGATACGTCTGTTAGTCTAAATGGTCTATTATTATAAACGTATTCTAACTTACGGTGATCCATGCCGAGGGCGTAAAGAATTGTTGAATGAAGATCGTGAATATTCATTTTATTTTCAATTACGTCTTTGCCAAATTCATCAGTTTTACCATAAACTGTACCACCTTTGACTCCACCTCCAACCATAACGCAACTCATGGCTCTATTCCAATGTGAGCGACCGTATCCATATCTACCTCCGTTCCCATCTCTTGTTGGAGTACGACCAAATTCTCCAGTCATTACAATAAGAGTGTCTTCAAGCATTCCTTTCTGCTTGAGGTCTTGGATGAGTGCCGCAATTGGTTGATCAACTTGTGAAGCTGCATTACCAAGAGATCTTTTAATTTCATTATGATTATCCCAACCTCCAGTCCAAACTTGAACGAAACGAACTCCTCTTTCAGCAAGTCTGCGAGCAATTAGCATTTGCTTGCCTTGAGAAGTATTCCCATACAAATCTCTAGTTTTTTTATCTTCTTTGTTGATGTCAAAAGCGTCAGTAGCTTCTGTTTGCATCTTGAATGCAAGCTCAAAACTATTCATTCTGCTTTCAAGCTCTTTATCTTTCATCAACTTTTGCTTATGAACTTCATTCATCAATATAAATGCGTCAAGTTGTTTTCTTTGCTCAACAGAAGATATATTTTTATTTTTAATATTTGCGATCATTTGATCAACACTTCTGAGAGAGGTATTGATTGGCGTGGCTTGATACATTCCCGGTAAAAAAGCACTACCAAAGTTCTGTGTACCGCCAAGAGGCAAGCCTCCAGTGCGAAGGCTAACAAAGGCTGGTAAATTTTCGTTCATGCTACCAAGACCATAAACAACCCAGCTACCAACGCTTGGGCGAACCAAACGAAGATTTCCAGTGTTCATCATGATTGTAGCAACTTCATGAGCAGGAACGTCTGTAGTTAAGGAATTGATTATGAGTGCATCATCGATAAATTTAGCCGTTTTATCAAAAGCGGAGCTAACTTTTAATCCAGATTTTCCATAATTTTTAAATTCGAATGGAGAACCATTAGCCAAACCATTCATACCGGGAACTGGTTGACCGTCAATTTTTCTCAACTCTGGCTTGTCGTCCCAAGTGTCAATGTGAGACTGACCTCCACTAAACAATATTTGAATTACTCTTTTGGCTTTTTTACCGGGATAATGGATATTAGACTGCGTTGAAGCAGCGTTTAAATCCAAGGAAAGAAGATCGGTTAGCCCTAAAGCACCAAAACCCATACCAAATTTAGACAAAAACTCTCTTTTTGTCATTATTAAATCTGAGTGTTTGATATAGTTTTCATTGCAATATTGTTTCATATTTTGCTCTTTCTTATCATAAGAAATTACACTCAAAGACATGAATCTTCATCCTAAACATTTTTTTCAAATATATTACCAATTACTTCGATATCGGTGTACTCATAAAGCCCGTATCCGTTCAGTTTAAACATGGCATCTCCAAATACAACCACGCCATTAGAATCATAATAGTCGTGATTTGCTAGAATCATTCTAGCTTTGACAAAATCGCCTTCATAGATTTCAACGTCATTCTTGTCTTTTAAACCAGTGTATAGTTGGATACTAAATTCTTCTTCATCTGTATTGAAATACCTATCAAATGCTACGAACTCTTTAATATCTGTAGAAAAATAATATCCTTCTGGGTTTATATATTTTTTGTTAAATCCATCCCAAACTCTAAATTTGATTTCTCGTTTGCCCTTTGTTGGACTCCAATATTCAGGTGCTTCTGGATACAACTCCCAAAGCATACCACTCTTTTTGAGTTGATTAAACTCTTTTTTTGTCAAAGAGTGAAGTGGTCGTTCTGAATTTAAAAAAGGATTGCTCATTACATACAATATTTTGCAATCAAAAAACAAATCGCCATCGGACCAGTAGTCGCCAATGGCTCCGCTATGTCAGCTTCAGCCTTATCATATTTCCAATCAATGAAAACAACGATCGCCTTTAGAATCGTATAATAAACTGCCATTGCCCAACAATATACCGTCAAGAAGTTAATTAGTAGTGTCATATTTTAAAAATGTTTTTTATGTTTTCGTCGTCAATGTCAAATCCTTTTTTCAAGTATCTCGCCATTCTTGTTGCTTTCAGTACGTTGAGGTTGACAGTTTTTGAAATGTCGGAAAACCATCTATCATATCCGCCAGTATAAACGAGTTTTCTGTTTTCAAGATGTTCGTCAAAGTCTGGGTGCTTGTATGTTTTACCAAGCAAGTCTACCGCAATACTGCAAACAGTATAATCGAAACACTCAATAGTTTCTTGTGGCGTTGCCCCCATGTGAAGCAAGTCATAAACTTTATCTTCAAATTCAATTGAGTCGCCAAGTCTTAATTTCTTGACATGAATGCCACCTTTTCTGATCAAACGATCAACGGCATTTTGTCTGTTTGATTCTGTAGAAAAAAAGATGTCCAGATCCTTTACCGGGGTCTGCATCAAATGACTCAAAACAGCACCACCGGCAATCCAGCAGTAAGACTCAAACTGATTTAATGTAGTATCAAATCTGATCGTCATAGCTTTGCAAAATCATTCCAACCAACGTGTCACTATTATTGGCGCGTTTAGGTTTTTTGTCAAACCATGTTTTGATATTATTTGAGTATATTTTCTTCAACGATGGAAGAAGGGTTCTTTGTTTGACAATTGTAAGAGGATTACTTGTTGGCTTCATCTTTGTATTTTTCTAATATTTCTTCAAAATCAATTGGCGTTTGATTGATTTGTTCAACGCTCACATTAAAATAGCGCAAGTCTGGTTTGCCATCAAGCAAAACTTTTCGTGCGTGAATGTGACCGTGAATGTTGGCTTTGCACCAATCCGCAATAGATTCTGGATGGACCGGAATGTGTGTTAAGATAAACTTAAATAGCTTATGACTTCCGCGAATATCTTTAAAGTGTTTTAAATAGTCTTTGGCTTTGAAGATGTCATGGTTTCCTTTGATTAGAATTTTACGACCGTTTAATCTATCAAGAATATCAAGTCCTTTTCTGCCAATTGCGACATCGCCAAGGTGATAAACTTTATCGTCTTTTCCAACAACACGATTCCAGTTATCGGTCATTATTTGGTCACCTTCCTCTGAATTTGAAGCCCAAGGACGCATCAACTCACCAGATTCTGTGGTAAATTTGTAACAGTTGTTGTGACAAAAATGAGTATCTGAAATCAGGAATGTTTTCATAAAAGGTGGGGCTATCCCCCGAAATGCCGTACCCAGTTGATCAGTCGGGTTCACACGTAAATCCGTAATACGTGCTTCATACAATTTCTTTTTTGATAAGTTGGGAGCAAAGAATCAAGGTCTCTGATTTAGCTATGTAGGCCGCCTTTTCTTTATCAGACACCAAAGGATTCATAGCTTGTACGTCAGAAATCCTCGCCATTTTACACAATCGATCAGCTAGGTCTTGGGCTTTTTGTTTTCTTTGTGATTTAAACATATTCATTTATCCATTTTCCTTATTTTACTTATTTAAGTTTCCATCCATACGAAAACAGAAACCAACCCGCTTCTGATCGCGCATACTCTTTTGTTGATTTAAAAGCCTTTTGATGTTGCTCTGCAAACCACTGTTTGTAGGACTCTTCTTGTTCTTCCGTCCACTCTCTCTGAACATACCAGTTGTTTGGATATTTGTCAACAAGTTTTTGGTCGTATCCATCAAACCCAACTCTCTTAAAAAGTTCGTTCAGTACTTTTTTAAAAAAACTGTTTTTTTTATCTTTGCGTGAAGGTCTCATATTACCAAGGTAGTAAAAAATTCTCCACTTGCCAGTCAGAAGGGATATGACGCTTAATTTTACGGTAAGTTTTAAACGCCATTCTTACAATGTATCTCCAAGGAGCATACCAATATTTGATACACCACTTGTTTAAAAACTCATTTCGATCTTTGAGTTGTTTTTCCCATTTTTCTGCTCTGGCTTTTCTTTCTGCATTATCTTCTTTTTCAAATTTAATAAGAGAAATTTGGTTTAATTTACCATCCACAAAACAGGCTTGATACTCAATCCAATAATCATTAGACTCCTGTTGTGTAAAAAACTCGTAAAAATCAACAGTACAAGTTATGATTTCTTTTCGCCAATTTCTGCTGGTTTCTACAAATCTCCCAAGTCTACCCATTATAGATTTGGCTTTTGGGTCGCCCTCTTCGTGATATCCATCGACTTTTTCGCGCCACAAGAATCCATCTTTATCAATCCTGAACCTATCAAGACAGTTTGCAAGATTTTTAGTTTGATAACTGGCGTTTTGTATTTGCTCTTGAGTAAGTTCACCCAAGTCTTCCGGCATTGGAAGCGGATACGTACAAGTCACATTGTCGAACATTCCCATATTTTATCCTTCACGCTTAAAACTTTCGCTAGCAGCAGCAATTATTTCTTCCGCTTCTTTTTTGTCTCCCCAACCTATGATTTCTATAGAGCCAGAAGTTAAATTTTTATAATTTCTAAAAAAATCTTCGTATACATCCAAATACTCTTTTTTAATTTCTTTATGATTAGAGTATCTTGTGTTAAATTTTGGCACAAAAAGAATTTTGTCATCCCTTTGTCCTTTGTCTAACATTTTAAGAACTGCAAGGGGAATACCGCGAACTACTGTGCCGCTGTTGAGTGGGACATCTGTAAAAATCATACAGTCGAGCGGGTCGCCATCTGGAGCAATGGTTTGAGGCATAAAACCATAATTGGTTGGATAATTCATTGCTGTCACCAAGCATCGGTCAAGCTCGAAAACTCCAACAAGATGATTGTATTCATACTTAGCATTTGATCCTCTCGGAATTTCTACTACGCTAAAGTAGTCTTCGTGAATTTTTAAAGATAAATTTTTCCAAAGATTCATTGCGTCTTCATCAGTTTTTCTGATTATTGAACATCTCCTTGTTCTGTCTTATTTTGATTTATCATTCTGATTACATTTTGAACTTTATTGCAAATATTTTCTAACTCCAGCTTTGTTTGCTCTTGAGAAGAGTTGCCTTGCATAAAAGCTGCACCAATACACATTGCTATTGTGGAAATTTGATCGCAATAAACTTTAATGTCGTATTTAACTTGTTGTTTCACAGGTCGAGAATAGTTTTCAAGCACTGTTGTACATTAAGCTGACTTGTATTCAAAGTCAAGTCTGTTTTCTTTGGCACCTCGAAATTTTCCACATTGAATTTTTCTTTATTTTTTCTATCAGAAAGCAAATAAATGAATTTTGTGTCCTTTGGATTTAAATTTTTCAGTTCTTTTCTTAATTCTTCATATGGATTGATTAAAGATACTATTACTTCGCATCCCATATGATTTAAATATGTGGCAATCGCATTTGCTCTTCTTACGTTATCGTATCTGCCAGCGATGGTATAATTATTATTTGGAATCATGGATCGCAATTCATCGCCATCAATATTAAAGATGTTCATATTTGGACCATATATTTTTCTCAACTCCAGCCTTAAATTATTCGCAAGAGTAGTTTTTCCAGATTCAGGTTGTCCAAATAAAACGTATATCATCGCCAAATCCTGTAGCTATCTTCGTCTCTGTGAAATGTGCTTGCTTCAATTATGTCAGAGTCCTCAAGAGCTTCGATTTGATGTGGCTGCAATCTGGGTAAGTCCAAACAAGACCCTTTTTCGATTGTATCAGTAAAAACCTCGCCGTCTTTTGAATTTAAGTCTAGCAAACTCAATCTGAGTTTTCCATTTAAAATATAAAATGTTTCCACTTTTATATCATGAAAGTGCATTGAAAACTTTTCTCCTTTATTAAAATGAAGAATCTTTCCGCAATAGTTATTGCGTTCATCATTTGCAAAAACTAGTTCGTATCCCCAATTTTTTTTTATGTATTGTGGCTTTCTGGATAATGTTTTAATTAAATTCATTCCTCGATTTTCAATAAAGTTATTTTAAATTCTTGAGCTAGTTTAGCAGAAATTTCAGTTGGATAGTTTTCTGCTTCTTTTGAGTAAAAGACAGTTTTAACTTGTTTTGAAGCAATCACTTTCAAGCATTCTTGACAAGGAATATGAGTACAAGCTACAAAATCAACTTCTCCCGGCTTGCAATAATTCAAAACATTGACTTCTGCATGAACCACTCTTGCTCTACGATGATCACGGTCTGACCAATCTATATCAATGCCTGATGGCGCACCGTTGTAGCCGACGAGAATACTTTTATCTTTTTTAAAAGCCACTGCTCCAACTTGAAGATGTGGGTCTTCGCTTCTTGACTCTGCGATAGTAAAAGCCAGTTTTATAGCAGTTTTAGGCCAAGACAATCTTTTTCTAGGCTCCAGCTTCTTCATTTGATTGATAAAAGTATTCGTCTGTCTGACTGAAATTGGTTACATCACTTTCTGCGTAGTAATATTGTTGACAAGTTTTAAATTTCGGTCTTTCTGGTTCCGCTGGAATATAAGATTTATCTAAGAATTGGATTCTATTATTAGGATAGGCGCAAAATTGACCGTTATCAAGCTTTATGAAGTTGTAAGACTTATGTTCATTCGGGGTCTCAGCTTCTGTGAATTGACCATAAGGGTCAATAGTGAACATGTATTGTCCTTTCATGAACTTTTTATTTGGCAACATTACTTTGCAGTCTCTGTCACGAAGAAATCTTTTGTATATAATTTCAATATCATAAGACAAACAGTCCCACATTTGCAAATAATCCAGAGGGAGTGGGTCTTTTACATCTTTTTTCCAAGTGTACGCAGAAAGAGGTAGTTTGTCGTATAAAGCCCCGTAATCAAGAACCATTGACTCTATCAAAAAAGCGCGGCCATGAACCGCTTTTGCTGTAACCCAAAAACAGTCATAGTAATTGTCGAAATCTTTCTCTAAATTGTGAAGGTACTCTCCTTTAACGTAACATTGTATTGCTGGCAGATTTACTATTAATTTTGGCATTATTTAATAATCTTTTTTAAGAAATTACTTTTTAATTTTTCTATATCCAGCTTTCCAGAGTTCCCGCATCATTTTTGTGGCAATGATCGCTACGTCTTCTTCTTCTAACTCTGGAAAATGATGATGAAGCATTTCGTGAATCAAGGTATCTAAATACTCTTTACTATTGAGTCTAGGGTCTATCTCGATATTACCATCACTATAACATAAACCAATAGCTCCGGTTCTGCCTAACTTTTTTTCTATCCAGTGCGGAGAACTTATTACAACCGGAAAGTCATTATATTCATTTTTACTTCTTCTAGGCATTTTTTTTATGAAATGTCAAAAAGTATTCTTTGTCATTTTCTTTTACTAAAACATTGTATTTATTTTCTTCTGATTTCGAAGCCAAATTTCTAGCTATTTCAAACAGACATTGGTGACAAAAAAAACCAAGTTCTTCGTTATAAAAATAACCCAACTTTTGATGCTTGCTTAGAATACCATACTCACCTAATGTGTAGCTTAGTTCGCAAATTTGACATTCTATTTTATCGCTTTTGTCACCTATCTCTGGTCTTATTACTTCGCAAACCACAATTTATTTTACACCGTCAAAACTCCAAGTCATCTTCATTTAGAGAAATTTCTTCGACCTCAATTTCGTTAGATCGTTCCACTTGCTCTTCTTGAAATTCCTTGATTTTTTGAGAAGGGTTGTTTTGACCTTCAATTTTCCAAGCATTCAAGTTAACGTAATGTTTTCCATTCCATTCAGTTCCTTTAATGTTAAAGTGGATCTTAGCGAATTGACCTACTTTGAGATTTGAGGCTAAAGACGTTTTATCGTTAATTAGTTGGAACTGAATCGTTTGAGGGTACTGTTCTTGCGTTTCAAGCAAGAATTTTGCAGACTTGAAACGGTCAGAATGTTTAACGACTTCAGAGACTTGATTGATTTTACCAAATACGTTCATAGTATCTCTACTATAAATGTATTTTTAGAAAAGTCAAGGGGTTTTTTTTGACAGAAAGACTTTTTCCTCAATAGGAAAATCGTCATGATCCTCGTAAGATTTTGAATCACACTTTTCAAGCGAGCAAAATCCGCATCGTGGACAAGTACTGTAACAAGATCTCATATTCTCATGACATCTTTTACATTTTTTCAACATAAAAATACTCCGCTTCTTTCAAAAAGTCTGCGTCTACCTCTCCTACAACAAAATCTTTATCGGAAACTACTGAAGTGTTAGTCTTTACAGCTTGTTCTGAAGGATACATTTTACTTTTTGATATGATCAATCTACGACTCTTGTATTTTACTTTTGACCCAATTGGTAATGCGGTTGTATCAATTTGTTTTTTATAAAAAATTGGCGCAACATCCATAAAATCCATTTTGATGTCATTGATTTCGTGTTCTGGATGTTTAGATACCACAATCAATTTAATTCCAAGATTGTCAATTTGTCTACACCAATTATTGAATCCCGGCTTGTACTTTTCCTTGTCAATAAAAAATACGACTTCTTTTATTTGTTCTTTTTTAACTTGTAATTCAAACGGCTGATCTGTAACTATACAAAGCTTTGAGATCTCTGTTTGTTTTTTTACGCATTCAATGTCTTGTAGCAAATCGTATCTGCAAATTAAACTATCGACTTTCAGAGAATTTGTGTCAACCAAACAATTTGGAATCCATTCGAAAGTCTTCTTGCCGTATGTTTCGCCAATATATAGCGTCTCTCGGTTTACTGTTTGGTTTACTCCCAATAAATCAAGTACAGCTTGAACTATTGTTTCTGGCTTGATAGTATTTATCGATTTAGGGGTTTCGATGGTCGCAAAGCTTGGTTTTTTAACAGAAAAATCTGGAGAAAGTAAGATTAAATCTTCTTTGTTGCTCCAGTATGGACTTGCATTCTCAATATAATTTGAAGAATACATGCAAACAATTTTTTTATTAAATCCAGAAGCAATATGGGCAGCAAAACTATCTACGCCAAAATGCAAAAGAGAATTTTTGACTATATAAGCACATTGGGGAATACTAGTCTGACCTTGAATGTTGATGCATCCTTCTATATTAGATTCATTAGGGCCACCTATTTGAACAATAGTTATCCCAAGTTTTTTTACAATAGGATTTAAAATACTAACTACTTCATTCCAGTAGTCGTAACATTTTGAAGGATACTTTGAAAATGGTTGAAGAGTGATATACTTTTCAATAGGCAATGGAAAGTATTTGTCATAAATAAATGGCTTGTCTATTTTTACCCCGCAGCCAAGAGCATATCTTTCTAATAAGTGCATAAGTCAAATTCGATTTTATCTTTACCGTTATGCTGATAGTCGAAGATCTTTTGAGTGCCTACGTGTGGCAAATAAGCTACTTCAAAATATCCATTGTGTTCGCCTTGACCTTCTAGCCATAAAATATTGTTCATTTGTTCTACAAAAGGAATGGTTTTATGAATATAAGGGTTTCCCTCTAGTATTTGGTGATACTCTGGTTTTGTAGCAACGTACAAATTATAATCTGGATAAAGATTTTTGATATTTTTAAAAAGAGCAGTGGACATATAAACGTCCCCAATGCTTTCTGGCATCACATATAAAATCCTTTTCCCTTCATCATCTTTGTCTAAAAGTTCCGCAAAATCTATCTGCTTGTTTTTATTGATATCATTTTGAGCAACCTTTCTGAAGTAATCCACAATTGTGGCCCTATCCATTCCTCTTTCTAGCTGCATCATCCAATGTTTATGTCCATCATCATTTTGATCGACTTTCATTGCTAAAATATCATTGTATAAATGAATCAGCCACTCTCCATTGTCAGCAATATCTTTTACTTCTGCATCTGGGTTTTGATTATTTTCTTTTTTAATAGAAAAATCATAATTGATTTTTTGGCAATTATCTAAAAACTGCTCAAATTTTGCTCCAACATTTTGTGCAGAAAAGTTGTCCAACGCCCATTGCCTCGCTTTCGCTCCTCTTTGTGTTTTTTTCTTTTCGTCTAACTTAAAAATTTTTGTTAGCTGTTTGCAGATAGACTCTGGGCGTGTTGAAGCTTTGATAAACTGCGTTCCATGTTCGGTATATTTAGACCAATCCAACTCAAGGCTACCGTCTTTATCTTCGCACATTTCTTCTCCGCACGAATAATTTGTGACAAGAGTAATAAGCTCACAAAGTTTTGCTTCTTGAATAGGAATTTCTTGACCCCCACTAGTGAATGGGTGGCAGTAAACGTCCATTAAATTATAAATATCTGCGAGTTGATCTTCAGTAACGCCAAGCCCTGTACTTGTTGTGGATAAAGCTTTTTCAGACTTGCACATCGGGCATTGTTTCTCTTGCCCAACAAATGTGTGAACGAAATAGTTCTTACAATTCTTACAAATATAAGTAGTAAGAACGTCAGATTGATCTACTCCATATTGTTCCATAAGGCGTGGGATATCCCAACCTTCGGAAAAATGTGTATGAAGTAAAAGTTTTGTTTTTGAAGTTGTTCTTTTTTTAAATTTAGAAAAACCTTCCAAAAGATTTGGAACAGATTTTCTTAATTGATTCCTGAATACAAATCCAATAACAAAATCATTTGGGTCTATATTAAATTTTTTTCTTAACTCAAGTTTTCTTTGTTGTTCATATTTAAAGAATGGGCTTGAGTCAATACATCCATGCATTGTTTTAACATTTGTACGACCCATTTTATGCAGTTCTTTTTCTGCAAAATTACTCCACACCCAAAAATTGTCAGCTTTTTTAGCGGCTTCAACAGCAGAAGGAAGAATTGGAAGAGAGTCTAACGTAGTCCAAATTACGCTATTAATTTTTTTAAACCAAGGACGATCAATAGCATAATCAACACCCCAAATATCTTGTGTCGCAATATATACGTCTGGTTTTATTTCTTCTATAGCTTTATCAAGGAGGTGCGCTCCATAACTGGCTTGGCGAGCGACTTGAGGATCTTTGTTCAGTTCATTTATTTGATTTTGATCAGCAGGTAAACAGCCACGGCTTTTCCAAGGAGTTCTCACCAAATCTGGATGCGCTTCATGCGTTCCGCAGCAATACTGATGAATCTCATATTTGTCAGTCTTGTACAAATAACTAAGAAGAGCTTTGGATACTCGACCAAAGCCCGTCTTAGCTAAAGAGTTATCGCTATGATAAAGAACTTTTAATTTGGACATATCAAAAATCCAATTGATCTTCTTGTGGACCCTGATCTTCTTGGACTTCTTGACTCTCCGTTTTTGTTTCTTGTTTTCTATTGTTCAAGTTAAGGTTTTGAGACTTTTCAATTTGTCCATTGAAAACAGTTTGCAGTGCTGTTTTTAAATATTCTCTTGTTTGAACTGCTTCTCCAAAATTTAGTCCGATCAAAAAACCTTTACCTTCACCTGATTGGTCCTTTTTATTTACCGCGAACGTATATCCTACTTGCTCATCATTTCTGACGTATGGACCGAATTTGATAGACAGAGTTTGCTTTGCGGATTTATGAAAAGCGGAAAACTCTCTGTTGGAATCAATCGAATCAATTATCGAGCAAACTTCTGTTGGACTCAATTTGCCATTGATAGAGTTAGACTTGTCACTTGACTTAAAAGAACCAGTTTTATTAGAGTCGTTCCACCCTGTTTGCTTTGCAAAGCTGAAATAGAAATTTCCATCTTTGGCATACTGGAATGAGCAAGCGTGACCCGTCTTTTTCGCGTTCGGCTTATAAAAATTAATCATATTTTATTATATATTATTAATCAATTTTGTCAAACAGAATTTTGCAACTGAGATAATTTTGTGTAAATTTTGTTGCTTTGCATGGCTACCAACTCTGCGAACATAGTATCTTCTTGCTTTTCTCCCTTGATAATACAAATAGAGTCTTTTTTTGGTAGTCCATTGTTTTGTTCAATGCACATATCCATCAATTGCCCTTTTTTACCATTGAATATCATGACTACTTGGTCGCCAGTTTCGTCGTAGACATCCATCCAAATATACTTGTTTCCCTTTTTGGACTTTCTGCTTTTACTTTCTTTTATTCTAACTACAGTATAAACCGTGCTGCGGTTGGGTTGTTGCTGAAGCTCTCTGATTGTAAGAAGTTCTGGGTGCTTTTCTGAGAAAATATGTTTAAGAGTTTTTCCATAGCAGTATCCAAGCAACATATTTTCATAGTACCAATTTGCAAAATCTTCGCTCTTTCTATTCTGATTGAAAATTTCTTTGTAACCACTTGCTTTGGTGGTGATAGTTTCGATTCTACTTGGTTTAATCAAGGGTTTCCCTTTTTCGTTTTTCAACTCTTTGACTTTCTTGAGAGTCCTTACTACATGGTAATCTTCTTGCTCTCCAGCTTCCATCATTAATACTTTTTCTCTGTTGGTAAGAATATTCCACAATTGGGCTTCGTAGCACAAGTAACTTCTTGAAACAGGATACCCGTCTAATGCGCCAGCTTGAATAAGGCTAGAGAGAACACCAATATTAATGCCGCATTCTTTTGCTGCTTCAAATACTTCAAACTTATTGCTTTTTTCAGACTTAAAGTCGTTGATTTTTTCCATTGACTTATCTGATACGCCTTTTATTGAAAGAAGACCAAACCTAATGTTATCTCCTTCAATTTTAAAGTCCAAATCAGACTTTACCATATGAGGCTTCAGTAATTCAATGTTAAAAAACGATAACTCTCTGTTGATCTTGTTGATTTCTTCAATTGGATCTGGTTCATGGCGAGTCATTTTTAACAAAGCCAAGAAAAATTCTTTTGGATGCTTGAATTTTAAATAAATTGTAGATGCAGCAAGAGCGGCGTATCCTAGAGAGTGAGATTTATTGAAAGAGTAGTTAGCCGAGTCTTCAAGTACTTTCCACAACACATCTCCAACTTCTGTAGGCAACTTATTGTCTTTTACTTTGTCTGAGATTTTCTCTTTCCATTCTGCAACCTGATCAACCTTCTTTTTGCCAACAATACGCCTTAAAATTTCTGCTTCATCAAGAGTAAACCCAATTTTATGAGCCATCTTCATCATCTGTTCTTGATACAAGCATACTCCTCCAGTATACTCCAAAATGTCGTCAAAAAATGGATGAATAGAGTCATAAGTTCCTGTATTTACATAGGAAGCGTACTTATCTACGTAATCAAGTGCGCCGGGGCGAGCGAGAGCAAGAACCGCGCTCAACTGCTCAATGTTACGAGGCTTGACAGTTTTACAAACCTTGTAGTTTGTATCGGCTTCAATCTGGAATAGACCGTGTGGAGCCAAAAGCTCCTGAAGATTAGAGTAAATTTCTGGACAATTAAAATCAATATCAGCAGGAGTAATCCCGATCAACTTACAAGCTTCATTGACGACAGAGACGCTCCTGAGTCCAAGTAGATCGAGTTTCACGTTGATGAGAGAAACCCAATTCATATCATAAGATGATACAACTGCTTTAGACGAATCTAATTCCGTAGGGCATTGGTTTACGAGCTTATCATAAGACACAAGCATTCCTGATGCGTGTACTCCTCGATTTTTATTTAACCCTTTTAATTTTTTGGCTATCCTAAAAGTGCGCGGGTTGTTTTGGCACCATTCAGAAAACTCTTCTACTTCTTCACACGCTTCTTCAATATCTTTAACTTTTCCAAATACTTTTGGGATCAAAGATGTTACGTGGTTCATCTCTGATTCTTCTTTTTCATCAACAATTTTTCCGCACTCCTTCATCAGAAGTTTTCCTGACAAAGTATTTAGAGTAAGAATTTTACTTGTATTACCTTTAAACTTTGTATTGATATACTCAAGAACTCTTGGTCTGTTGTAATAACAGATGTCGAGGTCAACGTCAACCATCAAAGATCCATCAAGATAAGTAACTCCATCAATCACCTGTTTTTTAGCTCTAGTTTTTGAGACGAATCTCTCAAAAAACAAGTCGTATTTTACAGGATCGATACCAGTGACTCCAATGCAATATAGCGTCAGACTGCCAGCGGCACTTCCACGACCAAGACCTACAGGAATGTCATTGTCTTTGCAAAAATTAATTACGTCCCAGACCAAAAGAATATAATCCGTAAAACTTAGCTCATGAAGAGTTTTAAGCTCATGCCTTAGTCTTTCAAGATACTTTTCGTTTTTTTCTAGCCCTTTTTCTTTTAAACCTTTCAAGCAAAGTCTTTGTAGAAAAACAAAGTTAGAGACTTTATCTTCTGTGCTAATTTTATCAAGATATTTTTGCTCGACTTCGAATGCAGGAAGCCTAACTCCATTGATTGGGAGTTTTACTCCACTAAAACTTTTTCTAAATTGCTTTATCATATTTCAATTAAATACTTGATTTTATTCCACACTTTCAAATTTAGCTCCAAATCTACTAACGCATCATGCAAACTATCATAATTGTGCTTTATATCAAACTCTTTTCCTAACACTCCCAAAGAACACTTTAAATTCTTTTTGATTGTATGAATCTGTTTGTATTGAAAAGTCAATAGGTCAACATCCTTGCTGTATTTAGACTCCAAACGAATACCCTTCATTAAGGCAAGTGTATCTAAAATCTTTGGCATCATAAATTTCCAATCCAAGCCAAATTTAGAAAAAACAATTCGGAGCAAGTAAACATCAAAACCAAGAAGGTTATGTCCTACAATATAATCAGAGTTAGTTAAAATTGAATGAATTTTTTTAGCGCAAATTTCAGCAGAGATTTTTCTCTGATCAAACTTTGTTTGACTGAATCTTGTGATTTTTTTAGCTTCTTCAGAAATCGTCAAGTCTGTGTCCCAATCAAGATAAAAATCATGTTTATCTACAATTTTTTCTGCGCCAAGAGTCTCGATTACGGCAACCTGCCAAGGAAGATTGTTGCATTCGTTTAAGCACAAGTTAAAAGTCTCACAATCAATGAATGTGAACTTTTTATCTTTAGCGAATCTTAAAAGATGATCATCCATTTGCTTGCCTCCAGCTTTCAAAGCAGAATTCATCGCTGCTCATATGTTCAAAGTTTGGTTTGCTCAGTGTCGTCCGCTTGCTCATACATCTAAATGTTAAATATGCTGGAAAGTCATTTTTTTTAGCATAATAAATAGATTTCGCGTTAATCAAATTTACGTCCATAGAGTTGAGTTTGTTTGACACGATATCGTCAAATGGCAAGTCATTATCTTCGTGGAAATAAAAATGATCTGTAAACAAATCTGGCTGACAAATTTTATTGGTGAGAAGATTATTGAATACGTAAGAGTCGTAAAATGGAAATGCCATCAACAAGTCTTTGTCACTCCAAATTTTTTGCAAGACCCTCCAGTCTGTTCTGGGTTCATAATAGAAACCCTCTGTGCTTGCGTGAGTATAAAGCTTAACAAGTCTTTTGTAGCCTTTAAGGTTTTTAGCAAAAACTACAATCTTACTGTTTGAGTTTAAGCTGTCTTCATTTTTATCTTTAAAATCGTCGCAAACGGTAAGTCTTAGGCCATAATTAAGCTTGACGCCCAAGTCTGCGCAGTTTTTATTAGCTTGTAGAAATCCAGAGAAATGATCCTCCACCAAAAAGAGTTCCTTTAATTCTGCTTGCTTTAGCAGCGGAAAAATGGAATCTGGAAAATTATCTGTATTCTCTTCTTTATTTTCTAATGTCAAGATGCTTCTTCCAAAAGAAAAGTGACTCTTGAATAATGGGAGGCAAAGCATATTTTGTATTATTATTTCAATCTAGGAATTCGTCAAGTTCTTTTTCGTCGTCACCGTCGTCTTTCAAGAATTCATCTTTTTTGAATCTTGGGCAACCGAGATACTTCATAATAGAAACAGAATGGTCATCTGGAATGTCCATTACTGCCTCAGAGTGAAGTTCTGTTCTTACTATACCACCTTTTTGGTCTTTGACAACAAAATATTCGAAAGGAAATTTGAATGAACAATGCCACATAATCGAGCCATCTTTTTTAAGATGGCCGGGGTATTCTGCTCTACCGCACTTCAAATTTTTGCAAAAGCCTTCGTTTTTTGTTGGGTAACCTTGGTCAACAGCAAAATTAGAAATAGCTTGTTCATAATCAAAGTTGTTTATTTGCTTATAATACTTTGGAAGGATATCCTGAAAGTTATTTAATTCGTCCTCAGAAAACTCCATTACTATTTCTGGGTCATCTGGGAATTTTAAAAACAAAAATTTAACTTTAACGCTTTTTAACTTAGGCCACATTTGTTTGGCCGCTAGAACATAAGATTTGGCTTGAACATTATTGTTTAAATCTTCTCCTTCAAATTTTCTTTTGCTAGTTTTATAGTCTGTAATTATTGCTTCTGTTCCTTTTTTGTAGAACACTGTTTTGTCAATAAAACCTAGTATGCTATAATCGTCTTTCTCTAATTTGAAATCAGTTTCTGCAATTGGATGAGAGCCGCCTTTTCCTAGGAAGTCCTCATTGAGTCCAACAATGATCATTTGATCACACATTTCAAAATGATCTTCATTTTCGTCGTCTATCAATTTGAATTTTTTCAAATAAATATTGACCATTCTTGTCACAGCTTTTGAAGCAGTGATAGTTTGAGCTTTTACAATTTTATTGAAATGCCTAGAGTGCCTTTTATTTGTCAGGCATTCTAACACAGCATGGCACGTTGTACCTCTGTCTGCTCCAGAGTTGCCTTCTTCTGGCAACTTCAAAACATATTTGCAGTAATACTCCCAGCTACAGCCTTTGAGAGTTTTTATCCTTGAGGCAGACAGATATTTTTTGCTTTCAGCCATTCTTGTATTTCTTCCTTGTTCATTTCGCCAAAATCATTTTTGGTGGGTAGAGCTACTTTAATTTGATTTTTATCAAAGAATTTTAAAAGTTTAAAATAAAGTTTTTTAGCCGCTTGATTTCCAGCTTGGTTTTCATCATTGTTAAAAGATATATAAATAGTATCCAAATCCATTCTTATGAACAGATTTAAAAGAGAGTTGTTTATATCTAGACCAAAAGTAACAGCAGAATTTTTGACTCCAGATTGCCAAAGGGATAGCATGTCGCCAACACTTTCTACCAATATGACGCTTTTTGCGTTTAAGACTTCTTTTTTATTAAAGTAAAGAGGGTAAACCCACTTAGATTTGTCTCCCAGATGCTTCCATTTGGCTTTTTTTGTTCCGGTGAGATCCCTACCAGTAAAACCTACTATCTGCTTTTTAGAATTGAAAATAGGAAGCACATATCGGTCTTTCATTCTTCCTTCTTTCGCTACGCCACCTTCAAATACGCTGACAGTCTCTTCGTTGATATTTCTAGTCAACCAGTAAGAATGATCTTTTTCAAGCTTGTCTAAAAGTTCTGAAGGGAAGACCTTTAATTCTTCCAGTTTCTCTTTCTCGATACCAGAAGACTCATATTGCCAATTTCTATTCTTTAGATACTCTTCAGCTTTTGCATCATCGAGATTGAGGGTTATCTTGATTAACTTGTCAAAAGAGCCGTGTTGATTTGTTTTAAAATCATACCAATAACCAGTATCTTTTTTGATACTAAGAACATTGTCGCTATCAGAATCCCTGTAAAGAGGCTTGGTTCTGAATTCTCTACCGACATCTCTGAGTCTATAACCAATAGATGTCAAAATTTCTTTGACATTAGTCTCCAAGTGTTTCCTCCATATCGTTGAGTGGTTGACTTATATTTACTCTACCGTCTTCAAATTCTACTATATCACGAAGTGATCCTTGTTCGACCACATTAAAATTGTCGATATTGAAATTCAAAAAGTTAATACACCATCTTTCAACTGTAGTAGGCTCACCTCTTACTATTTCTTCTACTCGTCTTCTAACTAAATCTTGATGCCCAGCAGCATCTTGTCCTTGAAATCTAGTTTTTGTGGGAACTAATTTGTGAGTACCAAACTGCTCTCCATCTGAAGCAATCTCGTCAAGCGTTTTGCGCCTAAAAATAGCAACAAAGCTAGCAAACCACTGTAGTCTGTCTGACAGTGAAATAGCAGAGCTATCATCAACAATATCAGAGCCTCTCCTGTTTTGGTTTTCACCACTACGGTTCAACTGAATCGCCGTGAAAAGTGGGGCATTGATTTCTTCAGAGATCTTTTTCAACTTATCAATTTTGTCTCCAATAACGTGATGTTCTGCCCAGTTTTGACCAACTCTTTCTCCTGTCATTTTTACATAATCATAAATAATCATGCACTTTTCGTCTTTTTTGATTCTTTGGAGATGCCATCTTCTGATAACAGAAATAATTTCATCAACATCTTTGTTGCCAGCTTCAAAATGATAAAATTTAGAATCATTGAATTTAGAAAAACTTTCTTCTACCTTTTCTCTGTATTCATCATTCGTTTTCCATTTTCCAGTTTCAAGATACCAAAGAGGAACACCAGACAACGATGCAGCGAGCCTAAATTGCTGCTCTGCATTGCTCATCTCGGTATCAAGATATAAAACATGGCAATTATTAATTCTAGATACATTAATCCCAAGGCTCATCAAAAAACTCGACTTTCCTTGTCCCGGTCTTGATGCAATTGCATAAAGATTTCCAGATCTAAGTCCTCCGTACATTCTATTAAATTCAGGAAAAGGAGTTTTTAATCCAGTGTCGTCAACTGGATTATTTGCTCTATCTATGATTTGCTCTTTTAGATTCGCAAAGATGTTTTTGGGGGCATCATTTAAATCAAACTTAAGAGCAGTAGAATTGTATAAAGCATCTGCTTCGGCAACAATCTTGTCCAAATCTTTGTTTCCAGATTTAGATACAGTTGCTTTGGCTTTCTCTAAGGTGGTACATAACTCTCTCTTGACAGAAAGCTTTTTAAGCTCGCTTGCGGCTTCTACAGCAGCCTTTTTAGACGGCTTGATGAAGCAGACGCTTTCTACATAAGCAGGAATATCCGAAATGTCATTGAATGATACTCCAAGATTTTGAATTTTTTGAGATAAAATTACTTGATCGACGGTTTCGCCTTTGATCAGTTTTTCTCGTACAAGTTTAAAAATAACTTCATGAATCTTGAAATAGAAGTCTTTTTCGGAAATCAAACTGTCGATCTCAGCAAATGTCTCTGGATTTTTGATAGCTCCAGATAAAACGTGTCTCTCAAGCTTTTGGGAGTACAAACTAGTCATGAAGATGTAGTATGAGCGACTTTTGAGAAAAAGTCAAGAAACTTCGTTGTCCTCTTCGTCGTCGCCTCCATCTTCGCTAGGAGATGGCGAAGAGGCTTCGCTCATGGCTATTTGATAATTCATGTTTTGAAAAGTCTTGCTGCAAATATCGATATAGTTTTGCAAAGCCAAGGCACACATTGAGTCATCAAAGTTAGAAAAAATTTGAGGGTTTTTATCTATATCAAAATTGAACAAGACAAAACCACCGTTTGAACATTCGTTCACTTGTTCTAAAACTGCCTTTGGAAATACAAATTTCTCCACAAAATATTTTACACAAGTTAAAGTAAAACGCCAAACTTATGTTCGAACCAATCTTTTGATAATTTTTTTATATCTTTTTGATATATTTCAATCACCTTGAAGCTGTTAGCTTCTAGCCACTCATATTTTTGCGTGTCTCTAGAAATAGAATTTAAATAATTTTCTCTTGAGTTACTATGAAAGAATTTGTTGAACTTGATGTGTTGGTCCCCATGAACTTCTACAGCTTGCATTCTAGAGGCATTTAGGATATCAACCTTGAGTCGAGTACCGTAAACCGGGAACTCTTCATAAACCACGCAGCCAGACCAAAATTCACGCAAAAAATCTTTGACTTGTTTTTGCATTTTTGATCGTGAATCTGCGTTCCAATTTATGATGTATGGACTAACATTTTTATTTGTTAACCTACCTCTTACATTATACAGCCTCATGAAAATGTAGTCTTAAAATGCTCATAATAATAATCCACCAAGTCCTTTCTTTCTGACAAGTATGCCAAAGCCTTGGGTTCACCTTGAAACTGATTTTTGACACCTTTGATTCCAGCTTTTTCAAGTTGCTCAAGAGCGTCTTCATCAAACTTAAACCAAGCACCACTTTTATTCAAGAATCCAAATTGCTGTAAAACCTGTAAAATTTCATATTCCACCCAAACAGTGTTACCGCCTTTGGTGCCATATCTTACTGGATAGCTTACAGTCTTGTTGGTTTTTTCATTTGGACTTTTCTTGAAATTGATTCTGCAAAAATGACCAATGATTTCACCCTTTGGATCTGCATCAGCAGATTCTGATTTTGGGCCTCTAATTCTACAGCTTTCGGTATTTTTGTCCATAAACTCAAAAATCCAATCTGAATAATGCAAACCAGCATTGCCGCCAGAACTTTGAGTGATGTTATTTGGGTCTTTCTTTTCGTATTGATTGAGTTGAATCTTACTTCTGTTTTGATGAATCAAAATGCACACATGACCGAGCTTTCCGAGTTTTAGGGTCATGCGTTTCAAAAATTCAGAAGTAAGCAATGCTCCACCAGCTACTTTTACAGCTTCTTGAGTGCCTTTGTCGAGATCCTCTTTTCTTATGCATCCATCTACACTGTCAATAATAAAAAAATACTTGGTTTCTTCTGGATTGTTGTTTACAAGTTCGCGCATTGTGTCGATAACAACTTCGTAAACATTGGTTTCAACAACGTACAGCTTTTCTGGGTTCAAGCCGTGCCTTTCAAGCATCTTTTTGCTCAGTCGCCCTTCGGCTTTAAAATATACAACAAAACCGTTTTCGACTGTTTCTTGATGATTCTTTGCGAAAGTAAGCGCACAAGAAGTCTTTCCTGATTCCGTGCCACCGGAAAACCTAGCCAAGCCGGGGCCAAGACCACCTTCCATTTCAATATCTAACTTCAAGCTGCCACTAGAAACTCTGTAATCAACTTCTTTTACAAAGTTATAAACGTGGTCTTTTTTATCTTTTTGCTTGAGAATGCTATCTAGTTTTTCTTTTACATTATTCATAATTCGTATTTCTTAATCTGCTTTTCTAAAAACTTTTTACCTGCCCCGTCAAAAAAGAAACTCAATGTTCTTATTTTTAACTCTGGATTGTCCGCTACCATTTGGCTCCAAAGCTTTGGTTTCTTATATTCTGAAAGAAGCTTTTTAGCGTAGAGTAATTCGGATTCTGTTTCTTTGAGATCAAAGAGTTTCACTAATTGCCTACATGCATCTGGAAACGCTTTTACAAAAAGCTTTGGCCTACTTTTCTGCACAGGAAGACTATTCAGTCCCAGTTTTAAAATCTGGCACATCGCAATATTCTTTTCTATTTCAAAAAAAGATTTGGCGACTGGCTCATCCATCAAACCAGACTCTTTATCGTAATAAAGTTCAGTTTGTAATAGCTTGTCTTTCTGAACAGAAAGAGAACTTTCTACAGAGAAAAGCAGATGGTTTGTTTGTACGGTAGAGTCGCCTTTTACGTACGCCAGAAATTTATTGGCTTGTTGTCGTGTTACTATCTCGTAATCAGGCATGGTTCTCGATGTCATATAGTACCATCGATTCTACCAATTTGTCAAATGAAATTTTCGGCTCCCATCCAAGTTCTTCGCGTATTGGGGTTGAATCACCCAAAAGAAGATCAACTTCTGCCGGTCTGTAGAAATCTGGATTGATTCGTACTAAAGTTTGTTGACCAGTCACAAATACCTCATCGAGACCTTGTCCGTGCCAAGATCCATTGATTCCAGCAACAGCAAAAGCTTTTTCGACAAATTCTCTGATGCTATGTGTTTCTCCACTTGCTAGAATGTAATCTTTTGGGATATCTTGATTGAGCATTAACCAAACACCTTCTACGAAGTCTCTGGAATCTGACCAGTCTCTTTTGGCATCAAGGTTTCCAAGTTCAATAGGATCTGGAGCTTCTTTTTCAAAAATCATAGAGTCAAGGGCGTCTTTGATTCTAGCTACACCTTTTGAAATTTTTCTTGTTACAAATTCTTCTCCACGCTTTGTTCCTTCGTGGTTAAAGAGGATACCGTGAACAGCATAGAGACCGTAGGACTCTCTGTAAACCTTTACAAGATGTCTTGCTGCCGCTTTTGACGCGCCATAAGGGCTACGAGGCTTGATTGGATGAGCGATGTCTTGTGGGCTATAATCGACATTGCCCCATTCTTCACTTGAACCTGCGCTGTAAAATCGGCAATCTGGTTTGAATTTGCGAATGGCTTCAAGGCAGCGCAAAACACCAAGAGCGTTTACATTCATAACTTGTTCCGGCATTTTCCAACTGATACCAACAAAACTATTTGCAGCAAAATTAATAAAATAATCTGGCTGAATCTCTTTTACTGCTGTATCAATACTTGCGCTATCACCAAGATCAAGAAACTGTAAATTGAATCTTGGATGATTTTTAATTTTTTCAATGTTTTTAAGATTTGGATTTGCAGATCTACGCATCATGCCATAAATCTCATAATCATGTTCTTCAAGACCGAATTCATCATACAAAGACAGAAGATACTCTGCCATGTTTGCGCCATCCTGCCCCAAGATTCCAGTTATTATGATTTTTTTCATTTATCTTTTAATATATTTGAAGTAGAATAGCCATTTTCAAATGGAAAAATTACTACTTTAGCGATGTCAGATCCGACTACATCTTCGTCTTTATAATCACCACCTTTGATAATTATATCTGGCCTAAGCTTTTTTATCAACTCGTATGGAGTTTCTTCATCGAAAATAATGACCTCATCAACAAAACGAATAGATTCTAAGAACTCTTTCCTGTCTTGTTGATGAAAAAACGGTCGCCCGTTTCCTTTTAGGGACTTTACGCTTCGGTCACTATTGAGTCCGACTATTAAATGATCTCCCTGTTTCTTTGCAAATTCAAGAAGTCTGATGTGAGCAACGTGTATTACATCAAAACACCCATTTGTAAATACGTTTATCATTTTTTTATGATTTTGCTATATATTTAATCTTTTGTGACGAGCCAGCATGGCTGAGAGGCGCGATTGAAGTTTACATTTTTATCTTTAAAAAAGTTTAATACAGCAGAACTCACTGAATCTGCCCAAAAGTCGTGACCTAAAATTCCTGTGATGATTATTTTTTTTATTTATCTAGTGGTCCAATTAACAATTTTTTGAGGAGCTAAAATATATCCAGTATGATCTCCTTCAGATGGGTTCCAATCAACATCTAAATTTAAAAGACCATATTTTTCTGAAAAGATTTCGTAATTTAAATTTTTTAATTTGTTAAAATCAAATCCACCGTCTTGTGGCCAGACCCAATGAGGGCAATCTTTATAATCTTGAATATCTAAATCTCTAGGTTTTGCATGAATCTCAACATACATAATTGGCCTTGCCAGTTTAAAGATATTCGTGAAAGAATTTAAAACCAAAGACTCCATGCCTTCAATGTCAATCTTCATGAAAGTAGGAGGCTCCAAATTATTTTGACTTATAAAGTCATTAATATTAACGTAAGTGATATCTTGTTCTGCATCCTGCTCTTCTGTTCTGCAATCTCTAAATCTAGTCTTGCAAGAATAAGATCTATCAAGAAGGGCTATATCAAAATATTCAACATTGTTAAATTTAGACGTATTGTTTTTTAAATCTTCGAAATTTTTAATACACGGTTCGAATGCGTATATTTTTTTAGGGATTCTATTCTCATTAAAGAAGTTTACCGTTTCTCCAACATGCGCTCCAATATCATAAACAACAGAAGATTCGTTAATGAAGTTTAAATAAGCTAATGTTTCTATATGTCTAAAGGTCATGAGTTTAACTGTTTAATAAATTAATAATCTGTGTGTGAGTTAATCCATCATGTTGTTGTATCTTTGTTTTCAGAAGTTCTGGGTGAATCCACCAGTCTTCAAACTTTTTACCGATATGTTCACTATGAGCTAAAACAACATCTTTAAACAAGATATCGTAACCAAATGAATGCAAGAGTTTTCTAGATTCGTCTATACAATTCTCAGTTTCTGGTTTTCTTAGACCCCAAGTATGCTCAAATGTCATGCATCTAAATGAGAAGTCGGCTTCTAGAAAGTTTTTTAAACACTGGATTGAAGCTCCATCAACGTCCATAGAAATATAATCGACAACTTTGGGGCAACCATTGTCTTTTAGAATCTTGATGAATTCATCTGATGTTACATCAACGCAAAAACTACAGTTTGATCTTTGTTCGTTGCATTGATCAACAAATTTTTTATCAATATCAAAAAGCATACCAGACCAACCAGCACGTTCCAATAATTGAGTGTTATTTTCTTCTACAGGAGTTCTGCAACCAATATCTAAGAAGAATCCATGTTCACCAATCATCTTCTTCGCAAATAAATCTTGATGCTCTTTGCTATATGTTGTTTTATTCATTGTTTTTCGCAAGTACTCTGATACAGAAACATTTATACTTGAGACGTAATCAGATTCTAATGAGATTTGATTTTTGTTTCTGGGAATCCAATTAATACAGGTAGAGGCATTTGGGTAAAATTTAGTAGAGTAGAAAACTAAACTTGGATGAGAAAAAGCAGAAGCCGCCCAAACCATACCAGTATCTGCGCTAACCAAAACTTTACTACCTAGCATTTTCAAAATAGATTCATAGTAAGTGCCGTTAAACTTTTCAACACCATCTATAGAAGGATCATCTGGACCACCTAATTGAATTAATTCTAAATCATTTGCTTTGCAAAAATCTTTTACGCCATTGATCATCTGACTTGTTAAATTTTTACTTTCTCCAAAGCTAGTATATGGACAAATACAAATATAATTACCCCGTTCTACATTAGGGTGATTTAATTTAAAGTCTTGAAGTTCTTTTGGTGGCCTTGGTAAACCTTGCATTAAGCAGAACTCTTCTGTTTGATGCCAATAATTATACCAATCTGGAATTATATGTTGAGGCATTGGATTGAATAATCTTATCTCACCATATTTTAATTTTAGCTCTTCTATTTTAAATTTATCATTTTGGTTGGGCCAATTATCATAATTATCCCAAATTAATATTTCATCAATATCATTGCTTAATTTAAATATTTCAGCAACATCTTGATATTTTTTATTAATACCAAAAATAAGCCTACAATTTGGATCAAGAGATTTAACAACCTTAGCTGCGGTCAAACAAATGAATAGATCGCCATATTGACCTTGATTAAATCCAACATAAGTATTCATAAATTAACTGCAATATGAGGAGGAATATTTCTAAACTTATCTTGATCTTTATACCAAACCATTTTACAATGTGACCAATTTTTATTTTTTAAAGTGAAGACAACTTGAGCAAATGCTTTATTATGGATTCTTACATCCTGTATCTCAAAAGCCATCTGTTCTAGAAATATTTTAAAATTTTCTGGGGGATAAATCAGTGATGGATAGATGGTATTATGTGTTATTGAACTATGTGGTATACTGAGATACAAAATTCCATCTTCCTTAATAATTTTTTTAATTTCATATAAAGCATTATATGGATTTAAAAGATGTTCCATTGTCTCAAGGCAAGTTGCAATATCGACCTGATCATTATTTTTCAAAAATTTATCTGCAAATTTTAAATCTAAATCTGTAATATGATATTCACAATATTTCGATGCCGCATCTTGTTCATATCCATCGAAGCCGATAAATGTATTATTCTTTTTTTCTAACCTTTTAAATAAGCATCCATAACCGCATCCAAAATCAGCGATTCTTTTATTATCTAATTTATTGAGTTCAAAATCTTCTACAATAAAATCTAAACGAGCAGCATGAGAAAATTCATAATCTTGCTCCGTTTGAATATCATAAAAATTGTGGAATGCATTATCTTTCATAACTTAAAAACTTTTTTGTTTGAATTATTATATGGGAATAGTGAAGAAATTCTATTTTCTAAAATATTTTTTAAGCCAATTGCAAAATATTGAGGATCAGAGTAAAGAGGCAATCCTCTCTCTTGAAATGGCAACCACCTAGCTTTAATCATAGGATGAGTTACTCCCACTTGTGAATAATAGTTCGCTGTTTCAATAGTTGGGACTCCATTTGCATAAGCCATGTATTTAAAACCAGAATCAATCGTAATAAAAGCTTTCGCAGTTAAAACTTTTTCGCAAACATCGACTATGGGGCCACAAAAAATATCAACTTTAGAAGATACATTTTCATAGCAGTCTATCTCTTCATTAGTACAAATAACAAGTAAATTTTTTTCTACTTCGTATAGGGAATCGACAACTCTAGTTATGTAATCTTTTCTTAAATGTTTGACTGGATCATGAGAAGTGTGAGTTAAGTGCAAACAAACATGATCCTTTTTTGCGAGTGTAA